TAAAAAAAATAACCGATCTTCCGGTTGAAGGCAACAGCATGGGCGATATTTATTATGTTGAAAAACTCGCAGACGGCACAGGCGCATATTATGTGTGGGCAAACACATCGCTTTCAGAATCGCCCCAGTGGACATTAAGCGAAATTCCTACGATAGCGGAAATGAAAGCCGCCTGTGAGGAACGCGCAAAGGAATATATGCTTATCAACTGCCAACCAAGTATAAATTACCGAGTAAGCTTTGCCGACCTTAAAAACTATGATTTATATAAAAGCTTTATAGGCTTGCAGGAATGTAATTTAGGAGATATAGGGACGATTTATCATGAGCTGTTAGGAATAAACACAACGCAGCAGATCGTCAAGAAAACAATCGACGGCATAACGGGCGAAGCTATCGGTATAGAGCTTGGCTCTCTGCGTAAGTCCTTTACAAGCGACGGCAGAATAAACGGCGGTATAAATTCAGTACAGTCCGAGCTGATAAAAAATGAAATAGCCGCTGAAAACACATGGGAGAATCTCGGTAATTTAGGCTATGAAATGCAGGACTTAAACCTTTCATGGACTGAGCTGACGGGAAATCCAATTGTAGGAGGCGTTGACTAATGCCGCTTGTTAATATACCGGCTAATCGAAACGTAGGAGCTTGTGTCGGAGACATAAACGCCAACTTTAAATACCTTGACAGAGAAAGCAAGGATAAAAGCGGAGAATATACGCAAGATACTCAAGCAAAGGTCTGGGTGATACTTCACAGCTTAAACAAAAAGCCGTCGGTTACAGTCGTAGACGATACCGGAGCGGTTGTTCTCTGCGATATAGAGTATACGAATGAAAACACCGTCACCCTTAGGTTTTCCGAGCCTACGGCGGGAACGGTTTATTTAAATTAACGCTTGACATATTTTATGAAAAATTGTATAATAATAAAAAAGGGCATACCGATAGACGGTCGCTCCCATAATGCTGAGTTATAAAAATAACCGCCTATGTGAGAGTATGGCGGTTATCTCTTTTTATTGTCGTTTTGAAATATCTGAATGATATTGCATACAACAAGCGCTAATGTCAGGAAATCGTTCCATGTCATTGGCTTTCACTCCCTTCCGGGAGCAGGATTGACCGCCTACCGTTTTAGGTATGCCTTGATACAAATTATACAATATTATGTAATAAAAGTCAATATTTTACAAAGCGTTCCGTAAGGGGCGCATTTTTTATGTCCAAATTTAAGAAAAGAGGTTTTATTATGAGTGTAAAAGCGAAAACTGGAATTGATTTATGTAACAATCAGCTGCTGAACGCGGTACTGGAAAACAAGGCGATGTCGTCCGCTCCGGATTCTCCCGTTGCGGGAAGCTTTTTCTGGGACACAACGAACAACTGCCTTAAAATTTACAACGGCTCCGACTGGATAAATTACAACCCGCTTGACGCCTTTGAATTTTCAAGTACTTCAAGCGGAGTTTTAACCGTATTGAAAAAGAAAAACAGCAGCCTTTCGCCGTCCGTTCAGAGTATTAAAGTAATTGATACGAATGCGTTTGAAGAGGCGGGAGCGGCCGCACAGGCTTACGCAAGCGCAAGATCGTATACGGACGCAAAGGTTTCCGCACTGCTTGGCGGCGCGCCGTCGGAGGCTCTCGACACCATATTCGAGCTTGCGCAGGCGGTGGAGGATAACAAGGACCTTATAGAAAGCCTGCAGTCTCTTGTTACAAACGGAGTACACAAGGCTAAAATACTATGCCCTGCTCTTACGCCTGCAAGCGGCGTATGTACTTGGGCGTGCAATCACGGTTTATCGCTTGCTGGAAACGATACCGCCGTACTATGCGACGTGTATACGGCAAGCGGTGAAAAGGTGATGTGCGATATCACGATAAACAGCAGATCAAACGTAATAATCAAAATATCAAGCGACACTACGATAACGGCTGGCTCTTATTACGCTGTCGTCGTAGGATAAGGAGGAGCTTATGAAAAATCTTTCCCCGATAAATGAAAGTGAAGACGTTGTAACCAAGGAGTATGTTGATAACAAGAACTTTGCCGGCAGTACAACGCCGGGCGGGGCGGCTGCAAGCGCAGAAAAACTTACAAAAAGTGTAGGCTCACCGACAGTTCCAATTTATCTTGATAATGGCGTGCCTATGGTAAGCAAGTATACTTTAGGCAGTATGGCGGCTAAGAATGCAGATGATTATTCCAAGGCAAATCATACCCATGATTATCTGCCTCTAAGCGGCGGAACTATGAATCCTGATTCAGAGATAGTCATACCCTACGGAACGACGGGAAGAGCCGCGGGACTCGGAAAAAACGGAGTGAGGGTCTATACCACAAGCAACGGGTCTCCGTGGGCTTCGGGAGTGAGCTTTTATAAAACCGATAAGGAAACCTCGCTCGGAGCAATAGGAGCATACGGACGCACCGACACCCTGGAGTATTACTATATAGGCAGTTATCAGAATCCGGTGGTAAAGATAACGCCCGACGGAAAAATAACTACGGCGGCAGGCGGAAATCTTTTGTATGACGGCTCTATTCTTGGTACAAGCGGAGAAGCTTCAATTTCAGGATTAGCCGACTACTCTGTAGTCTTGATAAATTTAAACGGATCCGCAAGTACCGGCTTTAAATATGGAGTATCGTCGATGATACCGATATCGTATTTATCGAAATCCGCCGATAACATATATCGCATATACGGCGGAATCCCGTCCTCTTCGTATATCACATCAAGCGGTCCGCAGGCCGCTAAGGATATGGGAGGCTATATAACGGCTTCTATGCCGGACAATAACACGCTGGAGCTTGCTATGGATTCAAGCGGTTCCGCAATAGGAAGCGTACAGATATATTCAATAATTTAAAGGAGGATTTTTTAATGAACGATAAGATAAAATACATACTTTCCGTTATCGGAGGGTTTATAGCGACGGTCACAAAGCAATACGGGCTTATACTTCTTTTTGTGGTGATAGGAATAGTATTCGATTTTGTTACGGGACTTGTCAAAAGCAAAATAACGGGCGTACCCTGGTCAAGTAAAAGAGGTTTTATCGGTTTCTGGAAAAAGATATCGCTTCTTGCGGCGTTGTTTTTCGGGGTATTTCTGGACTACTTCATACCCATGTCTCTTGAAAAAATAGTATCTGTCGAAGTACCCTTTGCTTTGCCCTTCGGTTTAATCATCGGAAGCTACATAGTGCTTAACGAATGCATATCTATATGCGAGAATCTCTACGAATGCAACCCGGATATTATTCCGAAATGGATAGCTAATTTATTAAAGAACGCTAAAGGGAAAATAAATGAGGATAAAAACGGCCAAGACGGTTGACACATACGGTTAATTGTTGTATAATAATAAAAAAGGGGCATACCGATAGACGGTCGCTCCCAATAAGTAAGTTAAGTAAATAACCGTCTTAGTTTGGTAGCTGAGGGCGGTTATTTCCTTTTATTATGAAACACAGTATAAATTAACGCTGTGTATGTAGTCAGAAAGGCCGCAAACTGAAGCAGTTCGCTCCATGACACATAATTCATAATTATCACTCCCTTCCGGGAGCAGGATTGACCGCCTACCGTTTCAGGTATGCCTTGATACAAATTATACAATATTATGTAATAAAAGTCAATATTTTACAAAGCGTTCCGTAAGGGGCGCATTTTTTATGTTCAAATTTAAGAAAAGAGGTTTTATTATGAGTAAAAAAGTATTTATAGGAGTAGGACACGGAGGAAATGATCCAGGAGCAAACTCCGATTATATGACAGAAAAAGAATATAACTTAAAGACTGCTAAGCTTGTAGCCCAGTATCTCAAAGAGGCGGGAGTGGAATATAAGCTGTCGAGAACTGCGGATGTAGATACCGATATGGACAGCAAGGTTGCAATGTGCAACGCGTACAATCCCGATCTTGTAATAGACGTTCATTACAACGCTGGAGGCGGCACTGGCTTTGAGGTATATTACAGCCGTGTAGGCGGTACTTCAAAAACGCTTGCCGAAAACATCAATGCGGAAATGAAAAAGCTTATGAAAAGCAGAGGAGTAAAGACAAAGCTTGATTCTAACGGAAGAGACTACTTCGCAATAATCAGGCTGACTGCCGCGCCGGCAGTATTGCTGGAGGGCGGATTTGTAGATACGAAATCGGACGCAGACTATATCAAGGCAAATTACGGTAAGATAGCGAGAGCTTATGCGGACGGTATTCTGAAAACTCTGGGAATAACGGTTAAGACTGACAGTGTTTCGGCCGCTAAGCCTGTACTGGACAAAACGGGCTACAAGAAGGGCGATAAATCGGACGATATATTTTGTATGAAAATGCAACTCATTATCGCTAAGAAACTGGGAATCAATAAATATGGCATGGATAAAAATATATGGTTTGGAGACGGAACTCTGAACGCTGTAAATTATCTGTTAGGGCAATGGGGTTATAAGCAGAATGGGATTGCCGGAGTTAATTTTCGCAAACGTCTAATTACGGAGATTGAAAAAAAGATGTAATAAGTTAAATCCCCTCGGACTTAATTGTCTGAGGGGATATTAATATTATTTATAATTTGTTTAGAACGTAAAGTTTAAAACAATGTTGATCCTCCATCGCTCATAAAACTTCCTCCTTTTCTAAATCTATTAATATTATAATTTTGAGATTCTGTCAAAAAGAGGAGCCCGACTTGTCAAACTCCTCCAAGCGCAGTCCGCAAACATACGCTGTTATCCACTATTATTATAGAATGATTGCGTGTAATCATTATTAAAAATATTATAACCTTTATCGATATAAAATTCATTTCCATCATCGTCTAATAGTAAAAATTTATCAGACTTTACATTTGGCTCTAAAATAATTCCATTTTCCTTACATGCTTTTATAATCATATCAATGCCATTTTTATTAATTTCGAAATTTTTACTCATCTAAATCACCACTTTGTACAATCAAAAAATTGTATCAGCAGTATATAAAACTAACAGTTTAATTATACCACATTTTTTTTGATTTTACAAGAGGTTTTATATAGATATTTTCAAAAAAGAAAGGTGGTATTATATGTGGATTTATTCACCGTATATCACTCTTCCGGTCTAAGCCATACTCGCGCTACGAAACGGTTATTTTCCTCTGTAAATTCAGCGTTGCCGTTATACTTTTCAGCTCGTCTTTTAACGCTTTTGATACCAAGCCCATGATTTTTGACGTCGGTCTTGCTTGTTTTAAGGCGACTATTATATGCTAATACTGATTTTTCTATGGGGTTTGATATTTCAATTCTGTAAGAGTTATTTATGCTGTCTAGATTTATTTCGATATCATAATTGTCCAGTTTATCGTTATATGCTTCTACAGCATTGTCAAGAAGATTAGCAATTATGGTACAAATGTCAATTATATCGACACCCTTTATATCCTCACTGTTTTTAAAGATACCGGAAGAATTACACTCGAATTCTATTTCCTTATTGCTACAGAGACTATATTTTTGTTGTATAATTGCCTTAATAAAAATATTTTTTACTCCAATTTCTAAAATGTCAGTCTTTTTTATGTCGTTTAAAAGTTTAGAGTAATGCTCTATAACTGTACTGCTTTTATTGTGCTCAAGCAAATTTATAGTGGCTAAAACCGTATTTTCGTAATCATGGCGCATTCTTCTGACTTCGGAATCGGCTTTACTATAACTTTCCAAATTTGACTTCATTACCTTGTTTTCGTTTTGGTAAAACCTCAACACTTCTTCTTTTTGCTTATTTTGAGCAGAACGAAAAATTCCGTACAGAGAAAGTCCATTAATCACTAACGCGATAAGAGAAGCAAACGTCATGATTAAAGGCTTATAACGGCTTACGTTTTGCTGAAAAACATATAACCCCATTGCAAACGAGGCGGCGCAAATAAAAAGCAGAGCTATCCACTCCGCAGAGCCGAAACTAAAGTCGGCGTTACGGAGATTTTTACGATACCATCTGTAAAAGCCGTATGAGGCAAGCGCAAACAGCAGCTTTGTTATAACTAAAATAGCTATACGTACCGCGCCTTGTATGTAAACGGCGGTGTGCAATCCATTACCGTCAAGAAAACTATTAAACGCCATCATAACGGGAATGTTTATAAGAAATATCATATAATTATTTATAAATATTATATAAAATTTGAAAAATAGATTTCCTTTCAAAAAAAGTACTGCAAATATCATACTTATAATAAGTTGTGATATACCCGGAAGCGTTTCCGAAACTTTTGCCGGCAAATAATTTGCTAAAAAAGCAATATTTATGAAAGAAACAAGCGTATAAACTATATATTTTAA